ATCCCGATCTGTCTACGATGCCGTCAACTTCGTGCAGAACACGCCGTGGGTGGTTGACGGAGCAACGGCGCAACTCGTCCGCGAATGCTGGGCAGAGGGCCTTGCCTTGGACGGACTTCCCCCGTCACGCGACGAGGAACTTCCGACCAAGCCCGTCAACATCGATACCGACCAAGAGGCTCGACGGCAATGGCGTAAGGCTGCTGCCAAGATTCACTTCCTCAACGAGTCATACGAGTCGCAGCGACTGCTCACGCTGAAGTCGTTGTTCGTGGCCGACAAGATGTCGGAACACAAGCGCATCTGGTTCCCCCACCAGTTGGACTTCCGTGGTCGTGGCTACCCGCTGCCGCTGTTCCTTCATCCGCAGGGCGTGTCATACGCCAAGGCCATGCTGCGGTTCGCTGACGGTGCGCCACTCAAGACCGATGCCCAGCAGTTTCCGCTGTACATTCAGGTGGCGAACAAGTACGGCATCGACAAGTTGACCCTGAAGCAGCGCGTCCTGTGGGTCGAGTCGAACCGCAAGTTGATCGAAGAGATCGGCAGGGGAGACCTCGGAGGCAAGTTGTGGCGCGAGGCCGATGAGCCGTTTGCCTTCGTCGCAGCCTGTCGTGAGATCACGGGAATGTGGAGGCAGGGCTCCGGCTTCGTGAGCAGCCTTCCCATCGCCATGGACGCGACCACGCAGGGGCTCCAGATCTACTCCATGCTGCTCCGTGATCCGGTCGCCGCCCTTGCCACCAATGTGCTTCCCTCCGAGCATCCCTCGGATCCCTACAAGTTCGTGGCAGACAAGGTCATCGTCCGTCTTCGTGCCTCCTCCGATCCGATGGCGGTTGAACTTCTGAAGTTCGGGATCGACCGCAGCACCACCAAGCGGCAGACCATGACCCTGCCCTACGGACTGACCCTGCATTCCTGCATCGGGTACACCCGAGAGTGGCTGGAGGACAAGATCCGCAAGCATGGGCACAACCCCTTCGGGCTGGAGATGTACAAGCCCGTGGCGTTCCTCGGCAAGATCATCTGGGAGTCCATCGGTGATGTCGTGGGCTCTGCCCAGCGGGGCATGGACTTCATTCGTGCGTGTATGGCGGTGCTGATCGAAAATGATGTCACGCCCCATTGGATGACTCCCATCGGGTTCCCGGTTCGTATGCGATACGAAAACTACGATGTCATCACGGTGTCCACCCGCATCGGAGCCAAGGCCAAGGTGCTGTCGCTGCGTCAGGAGAACGGAGTGCAGTCCAAGCGCAAGGCCCTCAACGGAGGCCCCGCCAACTACATCCACTCCCTTGACGGATTCGGTGGACTGCTCGGACACACCATCAATCTCTGCTCCGCCAACGGTGTCAACCACCTCGGATCCGTCCATGACCAGATTTTGTGCCTCGCAGCCGACTACATGAAGGTCTCTTCGTGCGTCCGTGAAGCCACGGTTGACATCTTTTCCCGAGATTTGCTGAACGAGTTCCGCACCGGGGTATTGACAATGCTGCCTTCTTCTGCTAATATACCCCCTGTTCCAGAGTACGGATCTCTGGACGTTTCAAAGGTACGGGATTCAGACTACTACTTCAATTAGTCTAGGATCCTAGACAGGAGAACTCACATGAGTGCTACTAGCAAGAAGAAGTTCGTTCGCATCACCACCCCGGCTGGCACCGCGATCTACCCGCGTCTGACCACCCCGGACACGAAGTTCGACAAGGACGGCGTGTACAGCGTGGACCTCGAACTCGACACCTCCAACAAGGAGGCCGCCGCGTTCATCGCCACGCTCAAGAAGGCCGCCGACGAGGCGTACAAGGCCACTTGCGAGAGCAAGGGTGGCAAGAAGTTGAAGCGCGCCGATCTCCCCATCAAGGACGGTGAGGGTGACATGGTCCGCATCAAGTTCAAGTTGAAGGCCAAGGCCGGGAACGAGGAGAAGTCTTGGGCGCAGAAGCCCACGCTCTTCGACGCTTCGGGCATGGCGATCCAGACCCCGCCGAATGTGGGCTCCGGTTCGCGCATCAAGGTGGCCTTCGAGGTCGTGCCCTTCTTCACCGCCATGGTCGGCGCAGGGGTCTCCCTCCGCATGAAGGCGGTGCAGATCCTCGACCTGAAGGAGTACACCCCCGGCGACAACTTCGATGCCTACGGCTTCAAGGCCGACCCCAACGGGTTCAAGGCTTCCGCGACTGCGACCGAGGCGACCACGGATACCGACGAGGACAACGACTTCTGATGAAGATCGTCCTGTGGGTTGATCCGACTCCGGCAAGCCGCCCCCGAGTTTCTCGGCGGGGGTTTGCCTACTACGGAAAGACCTACGAGCGGTTCCGCCGAGAGGCAAAGGCAGCCCTTGCGGCCCTAAAGAAGCCCAAGGGCTGCCCCCTCTCGGGGCCCCTGCATGTAAAGATCGCTTTCTTTTGTCGGTCGCCTAAGAAGCCATCGAATCTTTGGCCAGTAGGCGACATCGACAATCACATCAAGTCGATCCTCGACTCGCTCAACGGATGGGCGTGGGAGGACGATGTCCAGATCATGTGCATCGAAGCCACGAAGCAGTACGGCAGAGAGCCACGAATCGAAATCGAATGGGAAGAACGCAATGACCAGCCACAACGAATCGGAGTTCGTACAGCATGAGCCGTGCCCCGGATGCGGGAGCAAGGACAACCTCGCCCGGTACACGGACGGCCATGCATACTGCTTTGGGTGCAAGTACTACGAGGCAGCCACCAACGCGGTCGAAAAGACTGACCTTCCAAGAAGGACAGATCTGATCCCGGTCGAGTTCGTCGCCCTGAAGAAGCGGGGCATCAGCGAGGAGACCTGTCGGTTCTTCAAGTACGGCATCGGGCAGTTCAACAACCAGACGGTTCAGGTTGCCCAGTACATCAAGGACGGAGAGGTCGTGGCGCAGAAACTGCGCTTCCCCTCCAAGGACTTCATCAGCATCGGGGATGCCAAGTCCCTGCCGCTGTACGGAATGCACCTGTGGCGTGACGGAGGCCGCATGGTCACGGTTACCGAGGGGGAAGTGGATGCCCTCACCGTGAGCCAACTCTTCGGCAACAAGTGGCCTGTTGTCTCCGTCCCCACGGGTGCGTCCGGTGCCATCAAGTCGTTCCAGAACAACCTTGAGTGGCTGGAGAAGTTCGACTCGGTCGTGATCATGTTCGATGACGATGAGCCGGGACGCAAGGCAGCCAAGGAGTGCGCCATGCTGTTGACTCCCGGCAAGGCCAAGATCGGGACGATCCCGAACTTCAAGGACGCGAACGAAGCCCACATGGCTGGCGAAGGAAAGAAGGTGATCGATGCTGTCTACGGTGCGAAGGCTTACAGGCCGGATGGCGTGGTTCTGGGATCTGATCTCTGGGACACCGTCAACGAGGACGATCCCAACGATTCAACTCCCTACCCTTGGGCGGCCCTTAACGAGAAACTCCTTGGCATCCGTAAGGGCGAACTCGTTGTCCTTACGTCAGGCACGGGCATCGGCAAGTCATCGGTCTGTCGCGAGATGGTGTGCCACCTCATCCGATCAGGCAAGAAGGTCGGACTGCTCATGCTTGAGGAGTCGGTCAAGCGGACGGCACGGAACCTCATGGGCATCCACCTCAACACCCCGCCCTACTTTTGGGCAGATCGTTCGATCTCTGACGAGCAGAAGCGAGAGGCGTTCGATGCGACCGTGGCGAAGGTTGTACTTTTCGATCACTTCGGATCAGTTGACCCGGAGAACCTGTTGGCACGAACGCGGTACATGATCAAGTCGTGCGGCTGCGACTACATCTTCCTCGACCACCTGTCCATCGTCGTGTCAGGACTCGGTGACGGGGACGAGAGGCGACTCATCGACAACGCCATGACCTCCCTGCGCTCACTCGTTGAGGAGACACAGGCGGCCATGTTCGTGGTCTCCCACCTCCGCAGACCGGACGGCGACCGTGGGCATGAGGAAGGCGCGACCACCTCGCTGGCCCAACTCCGAGGCTCCCACTCCATCGCCCAGTTGGCTGATGCGGTGATCGGTCTGGAGCGGAACCAGCAGGGAGAGAATCCCAACGAACTGGTGTTGCGAGTGCTGAAGAACCGCTTCACGGGCGACACGGGTGTTGCCGGGATGCTGCGGTACTTCAAGGAAACCGGACGGCTTGCAGAAGTCGAGATGGAGATGAACGATGACATCTGAAGAGCAGAACAGAGCCTTGGATCGTCTTGTGGAACTTGACGAGGAAATTGGAATGCGAGTCTTTCTTCTCGAATGGATGGGTAACGACGATTCCATCGTCAATGCCGCCCGTGTGTCCTTTGACAAGGAGGCCGCCAACTACACCGAGGAGCAGAACATCTCTCTCTTGGAATACTTGGCGAAGCACAACCATTGGTCTCCGTTCGCCCACACTTGCCTGAAGTTCCGCATCAGGGCACCGATCTTCGTTGCCCG